TGGAAAGAGGATTCCGTGTTATACAAAACATGGACCAAGGATGTTAGAATTAGCAGTTGGATGTGCAGATGGTGACCTGCTCATAGTCATCAATACACAAGAAGAAGAAGCACCAATGTTATTTGGAAGGTTAAGACCCTTGATGTTGAAGACAGTATTTAGAGCTCAAGCTCTATTTGACATTAATGTCAATCACAAAGTTGAAGACGCAGAAGAAATTGTAAAGCAAATCACAAGTTATCTTGTTAACATGAATTTTGGAGTTAGTATTGTTTCATCAATAGTTACAATGTTTTTACACATTTATTTGTGTGTACAGAAGAACTATAGTATGGATCAGATTTTGGCTCATGCAATGTTATTTTTGATACAGTTTGGTGTAAGTGCAGTTGCTTTTGCAGCTGCTTCAGGAATGATCTCAAAATCCATGAAAGTTATTTGTAACATGTTTGGAAAAACGTTTCAAGCACAGTCTAATGATAATGATCCCATTGTAGCTTTGACAACACTTTTTGCAGTAATTGCAGGATCTGTTATATTTTCGAAGATACCCAAAGGATCAGATATTGATGACATGTGTGTTGCAGCAAAGAAATTTGGAGATGTTGTAAAAGGTTTGACTTTTGCATGGAATGGAATGGAAACTTTAATTCGATTTGTTATGGATAGAGTTATTGTTTTATTTACAGGATATCCTGTTGAGATTCAAGAATTGAGTCAATTATTGGCAGGATTAGAGAAATGGTATGATGATGTACAAGATTTGTTGAAAAATGAAGTACCAGCTGAAATTAAAAGAAGTTCAGTAAAGTGTGATCATGTTGAGGCTTTGTATAAGCAAGGATTAAAATATGTTAAAGAGATCCAGAAACTTAGAGTACACCCGAAATTGTATAGTGCTTTTGTTACGCACATGGCAGTTCTAACCAAGTTTTATAACTTGGCTTTTGTGTCAGGTGCGAGAAGAAGTGGACCCAGATTAGAACCATTTGTTTTGATGTTAAGTGGAGACAGTGGTAAAGGAAAATCTGGTGTCTCATGGGCACTTGCAATAGATTTATTGTCTACAAGTGGCTTTAAGGTTATGAAAGAAGATGGTACACCGGATTGGTCGTCAGATATATACATGAGAATGATAGAAACAGAATTCTGG